TGGAGTAATCTATTTTGTACGTGTGTTGGCCACAACTAGCCTTGGTCAAGTTCTTCCCAAAGCGGGATACCTCGCAGTAGTAGCTACACAACCTGGCTAATGGATACCAAGCTCAAGCTTAACTCGGAGTTGCTCGAGGCATTTGCTGGGATATTCTTGAGCCCTCTCTACGATGATCCAAAGCCAACTCCTGACTTCCACCGCGAGGGCTGGGAACTCTACTGCTCGAGCGCTCCTCAAGCAGCTATTGCCGCTCCCCGCGAACACGCTAAATCTACCGCCTTCACCCACGATTTCATCTTAGCTAACGTCCTCTTTCGTGTCGAACAATACGTCATTATTGTCTCGAGCAACGAGGAAATGGCTATTGAACACCTTACCGATATCTCGAAGGAGCTTCGTGACAACGAGGACTTGAAGTCTGAGTTTGGTATTGCGAGGTTGGTCAGCGATGCTAAAACTGATGCTATTGTGGAGATGGCTGATGGTTACCAATTCCGGATCATCGCCCGCGGTAGCGGCCAAAAGATGCGTGGTCGCAAGTGGATGGGCAAGCGCCCTGGGCTCATCGTATGTGATGACCTTGAGGACGACGAACAGGTTGAGTCCCTGGAGCGTCGTACCAAGTTTCGTCGCTGGTTCTTCCGTGCCCTTAAGCCTTCGCTGCGCGATGGAGGACGGTTACGAATGCACGGAACCATTCTTCACGAGGACTCTCTTCTCGCTAGATTAATGAAGGATAATACCTGGGCAACACTCTTTTACAAAGCTCACGAGTCCTTCGATGACTTTTCTAACATCTTGTGGCCTGAAAAGTTCTCTGAAGTTCGTCTCCGAATGATTCGCGCCTCGCTGCTTGCTCAATTCGACGCTGCAGGTTACGCTCAGGAATATCTAAACAACCCCTTCGATCACCACGACTCTTATCTTCGCAAGGGTGATTTCCTCAAAATGGAGGAAGAAGATTATTCCTCTCACCAAAGCTTCTATGCTGCTGCGGACCTTGCGGCATCTGTGCGCGATCGAGCGAATCGAACCTCAATAGTTGTGGGTGGCAAGGATCTAAAGGGCTTCTTGTTGTTCCGTGACCAGCGTGTTGGTCGCTGGAAGCCCACCGAGTGGCTCGAAGAAATGTTCCTTGTACAAAAAGCTTGGGATCCAAAAGCATTCTTTGTGGAAAAGGGGCCGATTTGGTCTGCTGTTAGCGGCTTCATCGAAGCCGAGATGCTAAAACGTCACATATGGATCAACTTTGTTCCTATTAACCCTGCAAAGGACAAGGCTACAAGGGGCCGATCTCTCCAAAAACGTATGCGTGGGGGAGGTTGCAAGTTCGATAAGCGTGCTGAATGGTACGTTGGGTTTGAAGAAGAGTTGATGCACTTCACAGAAGAAGCAGAAGCTCTCTTGGATGACCAATTTGATAGTGCTTCTCTCCTCTCCTGGGGCCTTGATAGCTTTGCAGAGGAGGAAGAAGAAGATTTTTACTCCGATGAAGAGCGTGAATATTTTTCTGAACAAGCTCGGCGTGCCAAAGCTAGCGGCCGCTCTATGGTAACAGGCTACTAAATGATTCTCGAGCTAGCCAAACATCTAACGCTCGATCTCAAGTCGATTCGTTCGCCCAACCTCGTTGGATCACTAGACGAAAACGACCTTGAGAATCTCGGCGAGTGGTGTTGGACCGGCTATGATGCCGACGTCCAATCGCGAGCTAACTGGTTCCGCCGTAACGAGGCCGGAATGGATCTCGCGATGCAGTTAGTTCAAGAGAAAAGCTTCCCGTGGCCTGGCTGTGCTAACGTGGCGTTCCCGTTAGTAACTATCGCAACGCTGCAATTCCACTCCCGTGCTTATCCCGAGCTGGTTCCCGGCAAGGACCTCGTTCAATATGAGGTCTGGGGAGACGATCCCGAGGGCAAAGAAGCTGCTAGGGCTGCTCGAATTGGCTCTCATATGTCCTACCAATGCCTAAAAGAGGATGAGGGCTGGCAGGACGTGCACGACAAGTTGATGATAAATTACTCTGTGGTTGGCTCTGCGTTTACCAAAACGCGCAGGGAGACAGCCGAAAACAAGAACAAAACTGACTTCGTCCCAGCACGCTATTTAGTGATGGACTACTGGGCTAAGTCAGTGGAATCATGTGGTAGGAAAACCCACTTGATCCCACTCTCTCGCAATGAAATCGTTGAACGCGTACGAAAGGGGATCTGGAAGGACGTGCTCGATGAACCGTGGTATAAATCTGGTGGTGAGCCAGACCAAAAACAACAAGAGCGCGAATCTCGAAAAGATAAACGCGCTGGGCTTGAGATGCCTCCGCCAGATGATCTCACTCCCTTTTGGTTTGGTGAGCAACATACCTACATCGACTTCGACAACGATGGCTATGCCGAGCCAGTCGTCGTTACGTTTGAGCTTAACTCAAAGAACGTGGTGCGCGTGGTCTATCGGTTCGATCGCGAAGAAGACATCATCCGTAACGATGCTAAGCAAGTCGTTAAAATCATCCCTGAGGAGCAGTTTACCCGCTACGAATTTATTCCCTCACCAGACGGTGGAGTCTACGGGTTGGGGTGGGGGCTGTTGGTTGGACCGCTAAATGAAAGCGTTAGCACGTTGGTCAACCAACTCTTGGATTCGGGGACGGTAAACAACACTAAGGGCGGTTTTCTTGCTCGCAATGCCAAACTTCGCGGTGGAAAATATACGTTCTCCCCCTTTGAGTGGATTAACGTAGATGTTAGCGGTGGTACCCTCAAAGATAGCATGATTCCCCTCCCGGCTGGAGAACCCTCTGACGTTCTCTTTAAGCTCTTGGGATTGCTGATCGACTACTCTAACCGCATCTGCTCTTCCACCGAGATGCTTGCGGGCGAGAATCCCGGCCAAAACACTCCCGCACAAACCTCCGCGGCGATGGTAGAGCAGGGGATGAAGATCTTTGCATCGATCTTCACTCGAGCATGGCGCTGCATGAAAGAAGAGTTCAAAAAACTCTATCTGTTGAACTCTATCTACACGAACTCTGGTCGGCCGCTCCCTGGGTTCGCGTCGCTCGAGGACTACAAGGGTGATCCCTCGAGGATCTCTCCATCGGCCGATCCCACAGTGCTGTCGGAAATTCAACGTGTTACCAAAGCTATGGCCCTCCGCCAAGCTGCCTACACCGCTCCTGGTTACGATCTAGAAGCCGTGGAGACCTATTATCTCAAAGCCTTGCGCGTACCCAACTGGCAAACGTTCTACAAGGGTCCGAAGAATGTTCCACCGCTTCCAAATCCCAAGATGATGTTGGAAGAAGCCAAAACCAAGCGCGAACAGCTCAAGCTAAAACAGCAACAAATGGAGTTCGCCTTTGGGCTACTTGAAGAAAAACGCTTGAATGATGCAAGAATCCTGCAACTCGAAGCTCAAGCAGCGAAATTTGTTGCCGAGGCGGGAGGTATCGAGGCTGCTAAGAGTATTGAAGCTATGAAGGGTGTGATCGAACTAGCGAAGGGCCGCCAAGAACTAATCGGCAAACAATTCGACTTGATGATGCAGCAGATGAAACAAGGGGAGAGCGATGGCGGGGACGGAGGTGGTGAGTCAGGCGGAGTTCGAAAGGTGGCTGGAGGATCCGGTGACGAAGGCGCTTCGCCAACACCTCCGAGAGGAGCGAGCGGAGGTAATGGAGCTATGGGCAATGGGGCAGTTCACGCATGAGGACGGCTCTACCACCCTTCAGGATAATTCTAGCGGTATAGGTGTCTGCCAAACGCTTGATTACGTAATCGGTATTAGCTACAACGACTTGTTCGGTGAGGAAGAAGATGACAGTACAATTAGTGGACCAGGCAAACCCGGAGAGCAACGAGACCAGTATCCTCGCGGAACCCGCTTTGCGATACCAACGGGGCAGAAACGATTCAGGTCTGCACCCCCTGGGCCGGGCGGTCCTTCTGTGGCCTCTGGAAACGGGGCTGAAGACGACTAAGATTCAACTTCCCGACAACGTTAAACAACGTCAGATGATCCTTGATACCGTGGGGTGGGTGGTGGAGATGGGCTCGGAGTGCTACAAAGATGAGGGCGGTGTTCGTTGCGCTGTGGGAGATCCGGTGATTGTAGCCGCTATGTCGGGATCTATGCGTGATGGGAAGGATGGAGCAATCTATCGCTTTGTTAACCACCGAGATATCTACGGTCGAGTAGATCAAGATCACCCACTATTAGGAGACGATAATGCCTAATACACAAGCTGAAGAGGACGCTGAGATCTGGAGAGCTTGGACAGCCGATAACCCTAAGTTCTACACTGACAAAAAGTGGCATGGTGTCTGTGTTGGAATAGCAGAAGAAATGCGGGCAGACTCTACCTATGATCACTTGCGTGGTCGTGCCTTCTTTGACGAAGTAGCTCGCCAAACCGACGCGTGGTTTGCGCAGTCCTCAGCGGCTCGTACAGACAAGGCTGAAAGAGGAGGAGAGCAAAATGCCTAACGATCAATCGCAGGTGCTAGAACGCACCGATGCACAAGCCGAAGCTGACGCTCGCTTAGTTGGATGGCAGCCAGAGACCGAGTTTCCTGGCGATAAAGCGAAATGGAAGCCGGCCAGAGAGTTTCTGCAAATGGCAGAATCTCAACTGCCGATGGCTCGTTATGCTAACAAGCGCTTGACCGAGACAAACCAAGAACTACTACGGCGTCTCAAGGCGCAAGAAACAGCGATGACCGGTTTGCAAGAGTCGATCGACGCACTCAAAGAATTCCACTCCACCGATACCAAGCGTAAAGTCGAAGAGGCTAGGGAAAAGCTGCTGGGCGAGCTGAAAGCTGCTCGAGCTGCTGGAGATGCCGATGCAGAAGTGGAAATCATCGATGCTCTAACTCAAGCTAAAGCTGAGGAGTCAGTCAAGAAACCAGTAACATCTACCACCTCCGCTGTTGGTCCCACCCCTGAGTGGAAGGCCTGGGAAGCTGATAACCCTAAGTTTCACACCGATAAGAAGTGGCGTGGTGTCTGTATTGGAATGGCAGAGGAAATGCGTGTGGACCCACGATACGATCATCTTCAGGGCCGTGCATTCTTTGATGAAGTAGCTCGTGAAACTGATGCGTGGTTTGCTCAGCGCTCAACTGCCGCTCGTGTGGACAAAACCGAAAGTGGGGGTGGAGCTGGAACTAACGGTGCTGGTAATGCCGCTCCACGAGGAAAAGGCTACAACCAACTGCCTCCCGACGCGAAAGCTCAATGCGAAAAAGATTCTAAAAAGTTCGTGGGCAAAAGTGAACAGTTCAAAACTCTCGAGAAATGGCGTGATTATTTCTCTAAAGTTTACTGGGAGAACGAATAACTTGTGTTCCAATTTGGAACAACAGTGTTAAGGAGCTATTATGCCTAATGCTATTCAGGAAAAGATCAACGTGGAGGCTACAAGAAGCCCTGCAGCTCCACCAGTAATGTATGTGGAAGGCGCTGAGGAGGGCTACATCTCGATGTCGGTGCCCCGACAGCGGCTTGCTGCTCCCGAAATCGCAGGGTATCACACCCACTGGTTTGTTGGCATGCCAGATCGGATTCAACAAGCTTTTCAAGCAGGCTATGCATGGGTAGATCAGAACGAAGTACAGCTATCAAACTTCGATCTCGCCGGCGATGGCCGACCAATCGAGGGAACAGATCTGGGAACTCGTGTTAGCACAATTGCTGGCGGCTTGTACGAGGGTACCATGCAACCACAGCGTCTCTACCTAATGAAGATTCCTCAATGGCTGTGGGAGAAACATCAAGAATCACTTGACGTTGTGAATGAGAACATTGCGGCCGCTCTACGCGGCGAACGCCAAGCATTTGTCTCCTCTCCAAAGGATGCGAAAGCTGGCCGTGGACAGGACTTTTCTCACCGCTATCAGTCCGATGAAATAGGAAAGAAGAAAACGCTCTTTCACCGCAAATCTTAACGCACGGAGGCTAACATAGCTAACTTAAACCAACCGAGTGGGTTGGCTCCGGTCCGATACAAGAATGGTAACCCGTGGAATGGGGGTGCAAAGCAGTACTGTATCCTCGCTGCGGACACCAATCAGTATTGGATAGGCGATCCCGTTACCACAATCGGGAACGCTGGTGCCGACACTTTCGGAGTCCCAGCGGTAACGCTGGGAGTAGCCGGTACGGCTACGCGAGGTGTTATCGTTGGTTTAGGAACCCTTCGCAATGGTCCTTATATCAACCCTAACAACCTCAACATCCTGCCCACACGCCCTTCGGGAGCGCAGGCCGGAAACTGGTATGCGATGGTGATAGATGATCCCGATGTGTTCTTCGAAATCCAAGAAGCTGGTGCGGGAACGGTGCTCACGTCAACGAGTGTGAACCGTAACGCTAACTACAATCTAGGTACCAGAACATCAACGCTAACTATCAGCCCTGCCTATCTGGATAACAACACGGTAAGCACAACTAGCACCCTCAACTTGAAGCTTATCCAAGTTGTACAGCGCCCGGATGTTACGCCATTTGCACAGTACAATAAGTGGATCGTAACGATAAACAACCACGAGTACTCTGGCGGCACGACTTCGCCGTAACGGGAGCCTACGATGCCTGGTGGACCTATTAATACCGGCTCGCACCCTAAGCTCTTGTGGCCTGGAGTGCACGCTACGTGGGGTCAAGTTTACGCTGAACATAAACCAGAGTATACTGACCTCTACGATTGGGACGATTCAGAGCAAGCCTACGAAGAAGATTTACAAGTCAGTGGCTTTGGTCTCGCTTCGGTGAAACCTGAGGGAGAGGCTGGAACCTATGATTCCGAACTACAGGGTATCCTCACTCGCTACGTGCCAACACCCTATTCGTTGGGCTACATCGTCACGCACGAAGAGTTGAAGGATAATCTGTACGACGTGGTAGCTAGTAGAAGAGCGAAGGCTAATGCCTTCTCGATCAATCAGACCATTGAGAACATCTGTGCGTTCCTCTATAACAACGGATTCGTCACGACCTACTTCGTTGCTGGCGATAACCAAGCGTTGTTTAGCACAGGTCACACCCAGGTAACTGGTGGAACGTTCTCGAATGCCTTGAGTCCGGCGGCCGACTTGGCCGAAACCTCGCTCGAGGATATCAGCATCCAAATCATGGGAGTGCAAACGGATCGCGGACTATTCTTTAGCGCTATGCCCGAATCGCTGCACATCCATCGCAATAACTGGTTCAACGCCAACCGCATCCTAAAGAGCGTGTTACAACCTGGTGGCAGCAACAACGATATCAACGTGTTGCACGCTACCAATGCGTTTCCAAAGGGCATCAAGCTCAATCATTACTTTACCAATCCCGGTGCTTGGTTCGTGAGGACGAATGTGCCGAACGGGATGACGGCGTTTTGGAGAGAGCGGCCGGAATTGAAGATGGACAACGATTTTGATACGAAGAACGCTAAGGCTTTATGCTATTTTCGATTATCAGTTGGAATAACGGATCCACGGGGAGCTTATGGGTCTAATGGTCCATGATAGTAACCTTGACAATGATTTGAAATTGTGATATAGTATAGGTCCATTGACTAGAAAGGAAAGTCATGAAGACCTGTACAAAGTGTAAAATAAGGCTGCCGGACGATGCGTTCTATGAAAGGGCGGATCGTCCTGGCAGATCTCACTCTTGGTGTACAGATTGCATGAAGGCGCTAAGAGTGAGCAGAAATCCACAGATTGCTACAGCTCAGGCTGTACGTAGAATGGTATCAGTACTAGGTGGTGGAACGAAGTGTTCTGAGGAGGGTTGTGATAGAGGAGTTATCTCTCGTGGACTATGCAACGTTCATTATCAGAGAATGTATGTGTTAGAAAAGCCGGATGCACAGAGAGCATCTAAACTTAAAAGTATGTACGGTATAACAAGAGATCAGTATCAGCAGTTATTAGATGAGCAGAATGGCGTGTGTGCAATCTGTAAAAAATCAGAAACTCGTGTACATCGTGGAAAGGTATGTGAACTATCAGTTGATCATGACGAGAACACTGGAGCAGTTCGAGGATTGCTTTGCTTCATGTGTAACTTGGGTATTGGCTGTTTCTATCATGAACCTGGATTGCTTGAATGCGCAATTACTTATTTACAGGGTGGTCCAAGATTTGATCTTATGTCTGAGGCTAGTAGAATGAAACTGATTGAGATTTTATCGAGCAAGGAAGATAAATAACTTGTGTTCCATTTTGGAACACCAGTAATTTTACTCCGCTTCCAGCAATCCCGCTGGGGCGTCTCGACTGGAGATTCGAGGAATGAGTACAGGCGCAAGTCCTACCTTTTCAAACTTCCCTGGCGGCTTTGCCAACGGTCTCAGCGTGAGGGGAATGCCTCTCATGCAAATGCAGCCAGGCCAGGTATTCTATCTGGGCAACGGCCCAGCTCTTATCCAAGGCGCTCGGGGAGGTAGCGATGGGAATAGGGGAACGTTCCTCAGCCCGTATGCTACGCTTCAGGGAGCGCTCAACTCCGCTTCCAGCGGCTCGGGTAACCTCTCCTCTAACCAAGGCATCCAAGATGGCCGAGGCGATATCATCTTCATCCTCCCTGGTCATCGAGAGACGATTACCTCCGCTACGGCCCTGAGTCTCAACCAAGCTGGCGTGGCGATCATCGGCCTTGGTGCCGGCCTGCTCCGGCCGACATTCGTCCTCAGCACCGCAACCACAGCAACCATCAACGTGCTTGCTGCGGGAATGTCGATACAGAATTGCCTATTCCTGGCGAATTTCGCTGGGATCGCCTCAGTGTTCACTGCAGCGAACGCGAGCTTCACAGCGGTGATCGCTGGTAATCTGATGACCACCAGCTCGGTGACGGGCACGATTAACTCTGGAGCTACAATCGCTGGTACAGGTATCTTGCCGGGGATTATGGTCCTCAACCAAGTAAGCGGCACGGTGGGCGGAGCCGGAGTCTATACGCTGAGCCAGTCCCTCACCTTCGCCTCCGGTTCCGTCACGTCGATGACTCCGGACTTTGCCATCGACAACTGTGAGTTTCGTGACATCTCGACCGTCCTCAACTTCGTCACGATCTTCTCCGGCGCTTCAACAACCAACGCTTGCGACGGATTCCAGTTCACTCGCAACCGCGTCTATAGCCTCGGCAACACGACCGGAACAACCTGTATCAAGCCGCTTGCGCGCGCGGACAGGATGCAGCTGAACAGCAACTTCGTCGATATGGGAATCTTGAACGATACGCCCATCCTGCTCACGGGAGGTGTCTACAATCATCAAGATCTGGAAATTGGCTGGAACATTCTCAATCGTCCAAACACCTCGGCCACCGGTGGCTTGATGATGTCGAGTTCGGCTACCAGCTGCACTGGTCACGTCCACGACAACTACGTTTGGAGCCTCGTGTCAACCCCGCTCCTGGCTCCCACCGGCACCAAGCTCGCATTCGATCAGAACTACGTGAACAACACCGGTGCGGCGGATAAGTCCGGATTGCTCCTTCCAGCTAACACCTAACCTCACCTCTCTCGGAGAACGAAATGTCACAAGCATTGCAGAACGCGAACTATCCTGTCAGCGGCTCGATCAAGGTATCGAACATCTTTCCTGGCGACTACGGCGCGTGCGACGAAGGCTCTTTCTACACTGCGAGCCTAGCTGCAACAGCTTCTACCGCGGTGGCAACAACCACTCAGGCTCTAGGCAAGACCAATCCCGTCCTGGCTATCATCAACCCCTATCCCGTCGGCGGACCGGGAGGCTTCAACATGTATCTTCGCTACGTCAAGCTGGTGATGTCCGTCGTGTCGGGTTCCAGCGCTTTCATAGCCCACGTTGGAACACTGGATAATCTGAATCCGAAGCTCTCGACGGTAGGAACTGTCTTCGGTGTAGGTCCGAACAACACGAACTCCAACTCGGGAACAACTTCGAGAGCTTCTCTCTATGGTGGAGTTAACATTGCTACTGGTGATACTTCACAAGGTAGAACTGTTCACACCGGCTTTGTCACCAACGGCTTGCCAGTAGCGTTCGACACCTACACTTTTGCCTTTGGTGAGCCAGTAACAGCAATGAATCTGATTGGGACAATGACCCTGGTTAAGCTCATCACAATTCCTCTACCTCCCATTGTCATTGCTCCGGGATGGACCTACACGCTGGGCCTGTGGGGCACCTCGACTGCTGCAAGTGCAGCAACCTACTACATGGATGTTGGCTGGATTGAGCGTCCACAGGGCCAGTAGGAGATCGTTATGGCTAACGTCACTGACTATCAAATAACAGAAGAGGGCCCTAGGAACGCGGTCATCAAGCTGACCGGCGTACTCGATAGCAGTGACGTCTACCTCCGACCAGCCATTGCGTTGAGCATGTTCAATAGCAATGAGCCCAACGCACGGCTGGTCGGACTACGAGTAGACCTCATTGAGTTCTCTCTTGGGGGTAACCTAGAAGCGTTGTTAGAGTGGCAAGCAGCAACGCCACAACAGATCTACAACATCTCACGAAGCGGAAAGATCTTCGCCTACGGTTACGG